ATAAGTGTTCTGAAAGTAATCCCTTCGGGGTACACGATCGGAGCGGTTGAAAAACCAACGGTAACTCAAGTCGGGCCTTCCAATGTATTGGTAGCCGATATCCGAGTGTCCACCTACTATACCCAATCAAACTAAGGATAAACATGGCAACCACAGTAATTACAGGTCGCGATATTTCTCTATCTTTCACAGGTGGAACAGATATCGATGCTCAGGCTACATCAGCAATCCTCACCAAGACAAACCTTCGTGAAACTTACCAGACTCTCGATGGAGAGGCTTACAAGACAACTAACGTAGAAGGCACATTCGCGCTTTCAATGTTGGCTGACTGGGGCAAGGCTAACTCAGTATGCGAAGCTCTTTGGGCTGCAGCTGAAACACCAGATACCACAATTTCAGTCACAATGACAGCTGTCACAGGCGCTCAGTTCGTCTTCCCAATTCTTCCAGAATATCCAACCGCAGGTGGAGCTGGAACAGATGCTCAGACTGTAGACTTTACATTTAAGATCGCAAAGGGCGAGGTTGTCGAAACCTTTAGCTAAAAACTAGAAACGGGAGCAAACAATGCAACAAAACATAACAATTAAATATATAGACGGAACCGAAACCACTTATCAGGTTCGCCCGCCAGACTACGCCAAATGGGAGATGACCACTAAAAAGGTGATCTCTCAGTTTGGTGGCATGTGGGATATTCTTTATGTATCTCATAGCGCCATGAAGCGTGAGGCAGGTGGTAAGCCAGTTAAGCCGCTAGATGTATGGATGGAATCAGTCGCTGACGTAGAGGTTGGTGACGAAAGCCCAAAAGCCATGCAAGAGGAAGCGTAAGCCGACTCCTAGTAGAGCTGGCAATCGCTACTCAAATCCCTATGGATTACTGGCGAACAGGTGAGGACATCCTAACCGCTATTGAAGTACTGGAAGAGAGAAATCGTGGCAAGTGAGCTAGTAGCACTAGACCAGAGTGAGCTTCGCCAGGTATTCAAGGCGCTTAAAGGAATGTCCGTTGAGGCCAACGATGAAGCTAAACGCCAAGCGGGAGCATTGGCGGATTACGCAAAAGCTGAGGTAATCAAGGGCGCAAGCCGTACCCGTAACAAGGTAGATGATCGCATTGCTTCAGGTGCTCGCGTTAAGAAGTCAAGCCGCATTGGTGAGATTACTTATGGCTTTGCTTCTCAGAAGTTCTCAGGTGGGGCAACCACCAAAGACATTTGGGGCGGTGCTGAATTCGGTTCTAATAGATATAAGCAATTCCCAGTCTGGTCGGGTCGTGAAGGTCGAGGATCTAAGGGCTGGTTTATCTATCCAACGCTACGCAGGATTCAACCTGAGATAGTCGCTAGATGGACGGCATCATTCGATAAGATTCTGAAGGAGTGGACATAATGGCTACAGGTACCAGAGCGCTAACGCTCAAGCTCCTTGCCGATGTTGATAACTTTACTAAGAATCTCAACAAGGCCGATAATGACGTTTCAACCTTTGGCGATAAAGTTTCAGACTTTGGCAAGAAGGCTGGCTTAGCTTTTGCAGCCGCAGGAGCAGCCGCCGTTGCATATGCTGGCAAGCTGGCAATCGATGGCGTTAAATCAGCCATAGCAGATGCAGCCGCTCAAGAGAAGCTGGCACTTACACTCAAGAATGTAACAGGTGCTACAGAGGCTCAGATAGCCGCTACAGAGGATTATATTACCAAGACATCTTTAGCCTTCGGCGTTACAGATGACGAACTCAGACCATCCCTAGAGCGCCTTGCAAGAGCTACTGGTAATCTACAGAAAGCTCAGGAGCTACAGACTGTTGCAATCGATGTTGCAGCGGGTTCAGGTAAGTCACTCGAGGCCGTTACCAACGCGATGGCTAAGGCGGCTGAAGGTAATACCGCTTCACTTGCCAAGCTAGGCATAGGGCTAACATCAGCTCAGCTTAAAACTATGAGCATGGAGCAGATTACCGCCAAGCTCGCAGATACCTTTGAGAATCAGGCTTCAGTTAAGGCAGATACTTTCGCTGGCAAGATGGCTCGACTACAGATCGCTTTCGATGAAGGCAAGGAAACCGTAGGCGCATTTATTCTAGATGCCATTACCCCTATGGTTGAAACTATCGTCAATCAGGTTATACCAGCTATTTCTGACTTTACTAGCAATCTTGGTGAGAAGCTTCAGCCAGTCATTAAGGTAGTCCAGCCAATCATTAACGGCCTACGCAATGCTTTCAATTCAGTCAAGAATTCACTAGCTGAGAATAATGAAGAGCTCCAACCATTCTATGATTTCATGGTAGCTATCTATAACTTTGCAAAGGATTTCCTAGCGCCGTTCTTAGGCAAGGTTCTAGGTGCAGCTTTTACCGCTTTAGGCAAGATTATCTCTGGGGTTATCAGCACCTTTGCAGGATTTGTTTCAACCTTGAACAACATCTACGAGCGCATTACTGGCATCATCAACGCTATCCGCTCAGCCGCATCAGCCGTGTCTGGCTTCTTTGGTGGCAACGACAATGTGTCCACACCAGCGCCTAGAGTAGCTTCACCAACCGTGCCAAAGGTCAGCCAAACATCAAGCCAGACCAACATCACCGTCAATGGGGCTATAGATCCAGAAGGCACCGCTCGAACAATCGTAGACGTGCTGAATAAATCTCAAGCTCGAGGCACACTAGGCGCGGCAGGTTTCGCCTTCTAATGACCGCCTACACACCCGATTACAAGGTTATCGTCAATGGTACCGAGCTATCTAACATCACAATAGCCGACCTTACGATTACATCTGGGCGCACAGATATCTACCAGCAACCAGTCGCGGGTTATTGCCAGCTTTCATTACTTAATTTTGATAATGCTACTTATAACTTTAACGTGGGCTCTGGAATTACTGTAGAAGTTACAGATTCGCTAGGGGCTTATATCCCTATCTTTGGCGGGTCAATATCAGATTTTACAATTACGGTCAATAGTGCTGGTTCTTTGGGCTACACCACAGTAGCGACAATTACCGCGCTTGGAGCTTTAGCTAAGCTACCTAAGATTATCGATGAAGGCGTGTTAAGCCAAGACCAAGATGGCGACCAGATTTATACCCTTTTATCAGGATACTTGCTCGGATCATGGAATGACGTGCCAGCGGCTCAAACATGGGCTACTTATGACCCTACCGAAACATGGTTAGAAGCCGTAAACATCGGATTAGGTGAAATTGACCGACCAGGCGATTACGACATGATTTCGCGTTCTGCCAGCAATACCGACCTTTACTCGCTTTGCACCGCCATTGCTACATCAGCCTTTGGGGTTCTCTACGAGGATGCAAACGGCAACATAGGTTATGCCGACTCAACCCATCGTCAGGATTACTTGGCCAATAACGGCTACACAACCCTAGATGCTAACCATGCCAACGGCATTGGCCTATCAGCTACAACTCGGGCTGGTGACTTGCGCAATAGCTTTACTATAAATTACGACAATAACGGAAACCAGACTTATACGGCTGAAGACCTAGAAAGCCAAAGCATTTATGGCGTTTACGCTGAGAATTACACATCTCGCATCAAAAACACTATCGATGCAGAAGCCCTAGCAGATCGCTACATTGAGCTTAGAGGCAATCCTTACCCTAAATTCCAAAGCATTACTTTTGTGCTGGGCAATCCTGAGATAGACGATGCCGACCGAGATGCGCTTATTAACATCTTTCTGGGTCAGCCAGTCTGGATTCAGAATCTACCGCCTAACATCACGGGCGGGTCATTCCAGGGCTATATCGAAGGCTGGACATTCAGAGCAAGCCTTAATAATCTTACTGTAACATTTAACGCTTCTCCTGTGAGTTTCTCTCAGGTTGCGGTAAAATGGGAGCAGGTAAATGCAGCGGAAACATGGAACACACTTAATACCAGCCTAACTTGGCTAGAAGCGATTGGAGCGGTAGCGTAATGGCAACAACCACAACTAACTTTGGGTGGGATATTCCTCAATCCACCGACCTGGTAAAGGATGGCGCAACCGCTATTGCTGCACTAGGCCAAGATATCGACACCGCGCTAGTAGACCTTAAGGGTGGCACTACAGGGCAAGTATTGGCTAAAGCATCAGGTACAGACCTTGATTTCTCATGGGTAGCTCAAGATGACTCTAACGCTATCCAGAACGCTATTGTAGATGCCAAAGGTGATCTCATTGCTGCAACCGCAGCGGATACACCAGCTCGCCTTGCAGTTGGCACAAATGGCACAGTTCTCACCGCTGATTCAGCTGAGGCAACTGGTCTAAAATGGGCAGCTCCCGCTTCAGGTGGATTAACTCTTTTAACAACTCTTAGCCCATCTGGCGTAGCTGACGCGACAGCAGACAATATCTTTACAAGTACCTATGATAATTACATTATTGAATGGTGCGTAACTCAATCCAGTAACGCCGTAGGGTTTGCTCAGTTACGATCAGGGGGAACAAATTTAGCGGCTAATTACACTTATGACTTTATTGGAATTGCACCATCAACAGGGCAAGCCTCATGGTCATTATCAGATAACACAGGCACAGGCAACGAATTAGCAATTTCAATGAAACTTTATAGGCCAGCAAAAGCAGAACCGACTATGGGTTTCTCATCTCGAATGGCAACTGTTGATAACACTAGCAATTTTGCAGGGTTGGTAAACACAAATTCTACGGCTTACGATGGAATTCGCTTAGCAGTATCAGGCGGAACAATGACTGGTAAAATTCGCATCTACGGATTGGCTAACTAAAATGACTCAAGTATTAGAATATAATCACGCCACACAAAAAGAAATCGTCAGAGATTTAACTGAGGCTGAATTATTAATTAAGGCAGATGAGGAAGCTGAATTTCAGGCTAAACAAGAAGAATTAAAAGCTAAAGCAACCGCTAAGGCGGCACTACTTGAACGCTTAGGCATTACTGAAGAAGAAGCTCAGCTACTACTCGGATGAAACCAGTATTATGCAAAGCTGGCCAGCAGATGCGGGAACAGTTCGATGATACCTACGATCGTGATAGGCGCTCGGATGGATGGGTTGCCGATGCTCGCCATATTGCACAAGGTAATAGCGACCACATACCTGATTCAATTACAGGGGTTGTGCGAGCAATCGACATTGATAGAGATGTCTATAAGGGCGGAAAGCCCGACCTCATGCCCGATATTGCTAATCAAATTCGGCTATGCGCCAAAGCTGGAGATAAGCGAATCTCCTATGTTATCTTCAACGGAAGAATTGCAAGCTCTCGCATGGGCTGGCGCTGGCGCAAGTATCGTGGAAGCAATCCGCACACTAAGCATTGCCATATCAGTTTCACTAAGGCGGGCGACACAGATAGCTCGTTCTTTAATATCCCACTACTAGGAGCCACAGAATGAATATGAAACATCCAGCCGTTGTCGCCTTTGGCGCATTTTTAGCCGTATGGGGAACTACATCTAACTTTGCTCTCGATTACCGTTCGATACTTGGCTCTATCGTTGCAGGTGTATTTGGATATGCCAGCCCTAGAAAATGAGTCTGCAGGATTACGCTGCCATTGCGGTAGCGATCGTGACGGTTCTGGGTGGTGTTGCTGCATTGCTGAGATTCGTGATTCTTCATTATTTAACGGAGCTGAAGCCGAATAGCGGTAGCTCAATAAAAGACCAGGTAAATAGATTGGAAACACGCGTAGATAAAATCTACGAATTGCTACTATCTAAGGGAGAATAATGCTATGGCAAGGAAACGACCTGTAATCGACCTGGACACTTATAGCGCCCTAGATGCGTATGCAATAGCGTTAAATGAGTATTACAAAAGCCTGAGAAAAGCTGGCTTTACTGAAACTCATGCCTTCTGGTTGCTTTCAGATCGTGAATCCTTTCCTGATTGGATTATCCCTAACCTACCCAATCGCATCGACAATATCCCCTATGAGGACGATGAGGATTAAATGAAGAAAATCGTAATTCTGTCCGACCTACAGGTTCCTTTCGAGGATGTCCATGTGGTACAGAATATCGCACGATTCTTGACTAAGTTTAAGCCAGACCAGACAGTAACCATTGGTGACGAGATTGACTTTCAGACCATAAGTAAGTGGTCAGAGGGTACGCCATTAGCCTATGAGCAGACCCTAGCTGCAGACCGCGACAGATGCGTGAACCTGCTCTGGGAGCTTGGCGTAACGGACTGTATACGATCTAATCACACAGACCGCCTTTACAATACAATCATGAAGAAGGTGCCTAGCTTTCTTTCTTTGCCAGAGCTTCGCTTCGAGAAGTTTATGAAGTTTGACGAGCTAGGGATTACCTTTCACAAGAACCCGCTAACCCTGGCACCTAATTGGGTAGCCGTTCATGGCGACCATACCCCTATCAAGCCACAGGGCGGGCTCTCAGCCCTTGAGGCAAGCCGTAGGCACGGTAAAAACATAATCTCGGGTCACACGCACAGAGCTGGCAGGTCATCGTTCACAGAGGCTTCTGGGGGGCGCGTAGGGCGTATCTTGCATGGCGTAGAGGTTGGCAATCTTATGGACTTTAGACAAGCCTCTTACACGAAAGGGTCTGCCAACTGGCAACAGGCTTTCGCGATCATGTATGTAAAGGGCAAGAATGTCCAGGTAGACCTAATTTACATCGAGAAGGATGGCACATTTACAGTTCAGGGCAAGGTATATGGCAGACCAAGGAATCGCTAATCCCTATTTTGAGGATGAAGATGTGTCTACAATTGTTATCAAATCGTTATCAAAATATGGTTGCCACCTGTTGCCGTTAATGTAAAGTTCTTCTTGTAGCCGAGATACGGACTACAAAGGGAGCAAAATGACTACAACTGTTAATCTCAATCCAAAGTTTACAACATTTACTATTCGCCATAACGAGCTTAATGGCAATTACATTGTTTGGGCTAAGAACCCACAAACTGGCGATTTTTGGTGCAATGTCGGTATATATCCTATCCGCAGTTTAGAAGAGGCGGAAGAAATTGTCGCCGATCTAAAAAAAGAAAAGGCGGTGGCATAATGACCATTGCTCAAATCATCACCCTGGCAGTTTGTGTGCTGGCTTTTGCACTAGGTCGCTACTCTGGCTATCACGATGGCTATGTTAAGGGTCGCAAGGCAGTCCGTAAATACTATGAGTCA